TCACCGCCATCTGCGTCTAGTATTATATCACCAGCCACATCAACTGTCAAGTCTCCAGAGCTAAGATCAATCTCTGTGCCATCAATAGTTATGTTGTCAACAACTACACCACCGTTAGCTGTAACTTTTGTTGTTGTCAAGTTACCTGTGCTTGGATTGTAAGTTAGATCTCCATCCATCTCTAAGCCAACATTGCCTGTGCTAGATGTGGCGTTTTCTACAAATGTAATTAAGTTATCTTCGTTTGTGTTTTCATTATCTGTAACAAGAACGTGTGCAGCATTTGTTGCATCAGTGACAGTAACACCTGCTATAACTGTATTAAGAGCAGTTCCGTTCACTGTAATCGCGTCTGCCTCAAGTGTACCATCTACATCTACGTCACCAGAAATATCTAAAGAGGCTGCAATAAGCTGATCAACCTGTAAGTCCTCATGGTTAGAACCTAGCTTCAACTCAAACTTTGGACCTGTGGTGTTGTATGTAAATGTAGCGTCATCACCACTACCACCCTCTATCGTAATACCTGCACCATTGATTACAGCAGATGTGCTGTTGCCACTGTCAAGAACAATGTTGTGATCGTTAAGATTTACGGTAGTAGAGTTTACCGTTGTGGTTGTACCCGATACAGTCAAGTCACCTGTAACTGTAAGGTTGTCTGCTACTGTAACCTCTGAGGTGCTGTGTCCTAGTGTAATAGCTGTACCAGATATACCTGTACCGATAGATACAGACTCACTACTGTTAGCTGTATCGATTATAAGATAGGCATCTGATCCTTGCTTGATTGTAAATGCGGTTGCTGAGTTATCAGTGACAGCTACATTAATATCTGTAGCGTCAGCACTAATAGAGTCTAGTGCAATGTCACCAACGTTAGTAATGTTGTTATCGCCAAAACTTACGTTGTCACCAAATGTTTTGTTTGTTAGTGTATCTGTAGTGGTCTTACCTACTAAAGTATCTGTAGTTGCAGGTAATGTTAGTGTTATGTTTCCACTAAATGCTGAGTGAGCAGGAGCTTGTAGTTGAGCATAGTGTGCGTTAGAAGATTCGCAGTAAAATCTAACATATGACTGTGCTCCAGAGTTTTTAATAGAGATAGCACCTGATTGCATATCGATACCATTAGAGCCATCTATTCTAACAACACCTGAACCATTAGGTGTTAGTGTAATGTTACCGTTTGATACAGATACAATATCCTCTCCATTAACATCAAGAGAACCGCCTAGCTGTGGTGTAGTATCCTCTACTACGTTAGCTATGGCTGCACCAGACACAGCAAGACCTGAAACTATGGTGCTACGTGTAATCTTTTTAAGTCCACCACCAGATGTATCTACAGCAAGAAACACGTCATCGTTAGCGACTGTACTAATCTCAGATAAGTCACCTACAGCAGTAGGATTAAAGTTTGTACCATCTGCTATAAGAAGGTGTCCTGAAGTGTTAGTACCCATTACAAGGTCATCACCACTTATAGTAAGATCTCCACCTACAACTACATCACCATTAAACGTAGCCTTACCTGCAAGAGCCATGTCTATGTCCAAGGCAGTTATTGCACTAGAGCCATCAGTACCCTTAACAGTAAAGTTTTTATCTGCTGTGCTTACTGTAAATACTGCATCACCAGAATCATGTTTAAACTCAAGTATTGATGTACCTGAAGATTTAAAAAATACTTCATTGCCAGCAGCATCTAGTATAATGTCACCGCCAGAGTCTAATGTGATATCAGTTCCATCGTTAGTAATAGTGTCAAGAGCGATACTACCTACGTTTGTAATATTGGCATCTCCAAAAGATGTAGCTCCAAGTGTGGTAGATCCACCAACCGTTAAGTTGTTACTAATATTTACTTCACTACTAGCATTAATATCAACAGTAGGTGCAGTTATTTCAAGCTCAGTGTCAGCATTGATATCTAGTTGACCATCTGCGCTGGAGTGGATAGTAAGTGCAGTATCTCTGAACTGTACTTTCTGTGCAGCGTTCATTAAAATATTCTGACTTGCATCTACAGTAAAAGATGTAGTGCCGCCTGTAGCAACTGTAATTACGTCAGATCCGCTAAACGTGATACTTGTGTTAGTATCTGCATCTCCAGAGATACTGTCTAGTTGTATGTTACCTGCGTTAGTAAAGTTGGAGTCACTAAGATCAAACGTACCTGTTACATCTAAGTTACCATCTACAGTTAAGTTACCTTCTGCAGTGATGTTAGCACCGCTAAATGTTAATGCTGCTGTTGGTGTTGATCCAGACTTTATTACAAGCTCACCACTGCTGTTAGTCAAACTACCAAACGTAGTTCCATCATCTTTTAGTACAACGTCTGCTCCACCTGCATCTAAAGTTATGTCTCCACTTGCGTCCACAGTAAATGCAGCACTGGCAACTTGAACCAAAGTATCAGCAACAAGATCAAGCTGACCATCAGTACTAGAGTTAATAGAAATAGCAGTATCACGAAACTGTATCTTTTCTGCCGAAGCAATAAGTATATCATCAGAAAACTCAAAGTAATCCTCGTCTTCCATCCATTTTAGCACACCATCATTTGACTCGCCATCAAAAGTAATTACGATGTCTGTACCTGCAGTTCCAGCACCAAAGGTTAAACCATGCCCTGCCAGTGTACTAATAGGTCCACCCTCTCCTGTCGTACCATCATGTGTGTGTCCTGTACTAGCAGCAAAGGCAGCAAGAAGCTGATCAAACTCGTCATTCGTGTCTGATGCTTGGATTATGTCACCCTCTGTGTAAGTGGACTGTCTTGTGTAATTAGCACCCATTAGCGTCTAGCTCCTACTTGATATTCTAATTGAAATCCTTTTAGTGAGTATGGCGGTGATTCGCCATTGTCATCTACTTTTAGCGCAACAGTAAAACCTGAACCCTCTACAGGTTGTCTTACCAAAGGCTGTGAACCACCACCATAAACAAATTGTGTAGCAGAAGAGGAGGTGCTGTAAACAGCAGTACCATACTGCGCTCCTACCGTGGAGGTGGTTAAACTGTAAGCTGCAGGTCTTGATGCACCCACGCTATCGTTGTCGTATCTTAAAAGTAAATCTGCACTGATGTTAGCTTCAGGCTTGTAGTTAAGAATGACTCTGTGCATAGTTTTTCTTACACCTACATCTCCAAAGTTTAAATCTGGACTTCTATATCTACCTAGTATAGCTGTGCCATCAAAGCTATTACCTTTTTCTTGTCTATGTACAAATCCATCAAATCCACCGTGAATAACAATAACTTCCCCTGCCTCTACTAAAGTATCTGAGGACGATGGTTTAATACCTAAAGACTGAGCAAACTCAAAGCCATCACCTTTCATAACACATATCACACCCTTCGTTCTTTTTTGTGATACGGTATCTTTAGTAAAAAATATTCTGTATTGTGTCTTATCTGGTATAACTACACTCTCAAAAAGACTAGAGTCTGCTATGTTTTCATCAAACAAAGATTGCACGTTTTTAGATATAGTACCTAGTTCAACGTCACCAATCCTAGCAGTACCAGCAACAGTTCGTAAACCATCAGGTCCAAGAAAGATAAGATCACCTGCAAACTCTTGGATGGTGTTTCCGTTTACACAACCTATGTTTCTAGTTACAGGCTCTACAGCAAAACTTGCCAAAGCTGAACCTGTTAGTTTAAATATCCTATTTTCACAGAATATAAACAAGTTGTCACGAAAAACTTTTAGTCCTACTATTGTATCGTCTACGTTAATACTACCAGCGCCATCTCCTGAGTTAAAACCATCTTCATCAAACGGCTCACTAAAAACTATAGTTGATGGTGTTGAGGATTTACCTGCATAAAACATGTGGTTTCTGAAAGCAGCTACAAACTTTGATGCAGCTACAGTGCTTTCACTTACGTCTGTTGCGGTCATGGATGAGTTAAATATTACAGGAGCATTAACACCATCCACACAGATTAGTTTTTCATTACCGTCAAAGTTGTATCTTTCAAAGTCGTACTTGTCTGCGCTAGTTCTACCTGTATCTCTTTCTGTCCAGTTTTCTGATACTGCATCATTTATTGCATGATTGGCTGCAGTTGTACTTGATGTAGATCTAGTGACACCAGTAAAGGTTGTGCTAGTTACACCTGTGTACGTAAACTCTTCACTGTTTATCAAAAGAGTGCCACTAGATGAAAAACCTGCAGTAGAGTCAACGTTTATAGTACCAGATCCAGACATGCTAGTAGTTGATAATATTTTTTGTGACAGTTCAGAAGCACCACAACTATATATTCTTTCACCCCTAGCAGCAACAACTTTGTTGGCAAACCTAGCTGACAATAGAACTTTTTCAGTTGCGTTGTTTGTTTGAGGAACTATCTGATTAACATACTTACGAAAACCATTTATGCGTCTGTATCCACCCTCAACGTCAGGCTCAAAGTTTTCTAAAACTAAAGCCTCTCCTGGTTGCATAAGAAAGGTGGACCTGTTTAAAACTAGCCCACCTTCGCAGTTATAAGCTGCTGGTTGTAGTGTTGACGTATCTGGCATTTTATGATACTCTCAACACAGGATTATAAGCTGATGTTTCTCCACCCATCATAGTTGATCTTAGATAATCAAATTTATTTATTACAAGTGTTTGCATGTGTTTTATGCCTGCTTCAAATCTCTCAAAGTTTACCTGATACTGTTGTATCTCGCCACGATATTGATAAACAAAAGCAACTGCGCCATCTACTATTACAGATGCAAACCTATCAGGTATTGTTGTCGTATCTCCATGTGCAGACAACTCAGTTGGAAATGTGTAAAAGTCAAACACTAATGTATATTGTTTATCAGGAAAAGGATATAGCAAATAGTTGTTGTCGGGAGTGCGAACTATAAATCTAGGTATCGTACCTTTTGTAAACTGTGTTACTGTAGTTCCGTTAGCTATTGCTGCTGCTGTAGTACTGTTAGCACCTCTAGTGCATCCTGTAAAATCATTACCTGATATGCCTGTGTAAGTTATTTGCTCGCCGCCTATAAACAAAGTGCCTGTGGAATCAAAACCTGTAGTAGATGCAACAGTTATTGTTGTCACTGATGCCGATAATCCAGAACTTGCATTTACTGTCGTAGAAGAGATATCGTCCTCTTGTGTGGCATAATCTCTTGATATATATTCGTTATAATTTAATCTTGTAAGACTGTTACCTGAAGAGTTAAGGTCATCATCTTTTTTTATTCTTGCTGTGTTATAATCAATGTACTTGGTACTAGCAGGTACATCATATTTTACAACACCTGGCGTAAGTGTAGAGGAGTTTTGAGAATGGTTAAAAGGATAAGAAAACTCTCTTTGATTGATGTAGCGTATGGATTCGTTAACAGCATTTTGACACTGTGTCTGTACGCCTCTTGGACTTGCAAAGTTAGAAGATGTAAGTTCTACTTCATTCATTCTAACAAGGGTTTTATTTGTCAGTGTGAGAAATGTCTCTGCCATAAGTACATCCTAATATGTGGTTAGGGGGCCAGTTGCCCAGCCCCCAAAGTATTATGCTAGTAGATCACGATCTACATCAGTTGCTGCTACACGTCCACGCTTACCTGTGTCAATGCAACATGCGAAGACACGTAAGATACCTTCAGTAACGTCTGCAGAACTAGCAATCAACTTAACGTCAATTGTGTCTGTAGTTGTTACGTGTTGTGTGAAAGTTGAGGCAGAGCCTGTTCCAACAACCATAGTTTGACCGTTTGTTCCTGCAGCCAAAAAGCCAGCAGAAGAAACGTCACCACCATCAACAATGTCATCACCTGCTGCGAAATCAATATCTACAGTTGGAGATGTACCGTCAAAGGCAGTTTCAACTTCAGCACCTGCAAACAATACTAATGTATTAGCAGGTATTTCTAGAAGCTGAAAGATATCCCCATTTGTACAGGAGTATCCATCTTCTACCATTTTAGCAATGTCCAGACGTGCTTCACGCATGTACATGCTCATTGCTTGGTGGCGTGAGGTAGCTGCTGCAATGCTGTCTGAATCGACACCAACAGTAGCTTTTGAGGTCATGTCAAAAGTAGCCATATTTTAATCCCCCCTTACGCTGCGTTATATTTGGCAGTTGTGATTGCTTCAGGACGAAGAATCTTTCTACCGTATAGATGCATACCACGCACAATGTCAGCAAAGCTGTCAGGGTCACGATATGTTTCTGTCTTGTTGATCTGCTCTGCAGTTGCTACAGCAGAATCGTGTCCAGCAACAATCACACCAAAGTTTGAGTTTTGGTTTGCTGTTCCTGATGTACCTGGCCCTGTGCCTACTGCTGGTAGGTTAGATGACACGTACAAACGGAAGCCGTGAAAGTTGTTGATTACAAGACCGTTACGTAGTCCACCAGACTCACCATAATCTCCATTCATAAATCGAGAGTCTTCGTCTGATAGGATTTCCATGAACACTGGGTCAATTACCAGCCATCTACCTTGCGTATCAACTTGTTGTTGATCAAGCAAACGTTTCATTCTAGCAATAATCATTGCAGGTGAAACTGTAGCTGTCGGTAAAGACGTAGCGCCTGGCATACGTGCAGTCACTGGGATTGAGTGATCTCCAGCAGATGATGTTGTTATATTACCAAATGAATCCTTGCGGAGTTTCATTGATGTTAACAACTCGTCTGAACCTGCAGTAGAAACAGCTTTTGTACCATTAACGGTTGTATTAGCTGTGTCTGCTTTTGCGTGTAGCGCAGACTGTTTAAAACCTGATAGGTAGCCAAGAACTTCTTGGTCATACTGATCAGCTAGTCTGTATGCTGCACGATCTGTTGCAAGTGACATAAAGTTTACATGACTATGAGCTTCTTCAATATCGTCCATTTTAAAAGCAAAGTAGTTTGCTTTGTCAACGACTAACTGAAAGTCTTCGTCATCTAAGTCTTGTGCTGTGACTGTTGTGCCACGAGCATATTCTTGAACCGATATTTCTGGTTCTTTGATTATACGCACAGTATCACCTTGTGCGCTAATCTCTCCGAAATAATCAGAGTTAGTTATGTCTCCTACAGTAGCAGCTTTACGGAACGCAAGCTGTACCTGTTTGGAGTAGATTATTGGCGAAAAATTACCATTAGGTAAATTGCCATAACCTGATGCGGTTTGAAAAGCCATGATTAAATCCTCCATATAGATGTATAGGCTTAGTT